TGCAGTTATAGGTTCTTTTGCAATGTAGGGATCAGGAAATCCATTTTCAGATCCAACTTCAATATCAATAATTGCGATTGATAAATCTTCAAGTTTCCAATCAATCATTCCTTTGAATTCATCGGCAATAAATGAATACTGATATGATGAATTACCATATACTTTGAAATTATCAACATCTTCATATCTCTTGACGAAATCTCTGGCCTCACGAATGGTTTCAAACTTCATGGGCTCAAGATATTCACCATCAAGATTCTTGAATGCAGTAGGTTTTTTAGAAGGCAAAAACAAGGTCGGCTCAAAAGCAACCTTTAGCTTTATCCGCCGACCTTCTTTAATACCTCTATATAAAATGTTGTTGCCTACACAAGCAACATTTGTGTAATAGTTACGACTCATCAAATTTTTGGCATTGCGCTTGCGATTTCAATTCCTGAACCAAACATTTTATTATATTGGTTTTCAAGATCCCTTGTTGGTGTAGTGACACACAGAATATTATCACCTGAGATTTGAATTCCTGAACTAAATTCTTCACAGAAATCCAGAAAAGGTGCAAAGCCCATCATCGGACCATCTTTACTTGGTTGAACAACAACCTGAACTGGATTTGTAAGAAATACATCACAATCAGAGTAATCATAACCACAAATAATGGTATGATTAGTTTTTAGAGTTACAAGTTTTACAGTCATAATATTTCCTATGCAGTTACGGTTGTATCAGCAGATACAACACCTATCGTGAGCCATCGTTTGGGAAACAACATTTCCCTGCCTCGGTAATCATTCATATCGCAAGTTGGATCAGGAACAAACCCAAGAACTTCTACCTGATTATCATAGTCCCGAAGGGCCAGATCATACTTATCGGCTTTGGGCATTTTGTTTTCAACTGCGATTTTCTTTGCGAGGTCACGAATATTCATTTAATTACCTTTTTGTTTGAGATTAAGTAGAGAATCTATTATAGCATACTTCAGATGACTTGTGTGGTAATAATCTAACGGTCTTCATTCTTTGTTAAATTCTTAACATAAACTGTGCCATCAACTACACTAATATCCAGAACATCACCTTCATACCATTTCAAATCACTCATCATATTCTCTGAAAATTGAATAACAGCATCTCCATTTTCAAGAATTTCTACAACTTCGCCTTCATATATTGTCATTCTGATACCACTTTCACATTACATTTTTTAAGAAAATCTATACCTGCACTATCCCTATAAGGATGATGATAATAGACTTCAATTATCCCTGCTTGATATATTAATTTTGCACAATCAAGACATGGTGCATGAGTTACAAATAACATTGCTCCATCACTAGAATTCGTTGATCTTGCATTTTTCATCAAACAGTTAGCTTCAGAATGTAAAACCTCTGGTTTTGTTTTGAGAATTAATTCGCCAATATCATTGACATAATCATATTCACAATTATTATCCCATCCTGATGGCATACCATTCCAACCGTAGGATAAAATATTATCATTTTTAACTAAAACGCATCCGACTTGTAATCTTTTAGCATCAGACATTTTAGATATTCTTTTTGCCAAATCCATATACATATCATTATACTTTTTTTCTTTGAGTGAATCCTTTTTGCCATCCATCTTCTATATAATCTCCTTTATCAATCCTTCTGTTATTATGAAATATATTTCAATCGCCTGGCCGAAGACAACTGAGAATATACCTCAGCGGCCGACATGTGGGCAACAATAAATTTATGTTGCATCGGGTTTAGTTGATTTATCATTTCTTGGTTTCTGTGTCTTCACTTTCTCAGCATGAATTTGAGATTGGATCATAATATTTTTGTATATATTTCGTTCTTTACCAAAGAGAGTAGAAAGAACTGCTTTGGTTTTCTTGGATAGTCTAAAGTTTTTGTCAGTTTTCATCATGGTTCATTATCTCATAAAATTATATAGAAGTGTGGTAAGAAAGGGAATCATTACCGATTCCCTTTCCCTATTGAGGTATTATTCTTGCAAAAGTTGTGACTTAGGTTTAGTTTCCATAGAATCTGAAATCACGACCTTCTTGGGTTTTTTGTGATCAGGAATGATATTTTCCAGACCGATACGAAGAATACCATCTTTAAATTCAGCACCAGTTACTTCAAGAGTATCTGAAATCCGAACTGTTTTGGTAAAAGACCTAGTTCCAATACCTTTGTGTAGATATTCAATCTTAGTCTTAGTTTCTTCTTTGTTTCCCTTGATAATCAAATAGCCATCATTAACAGTAATATCAATTTCTTCCTTAGAGAAACCAGCAATTGCTAGGTCTATTAAGTAGATAGTATCACTTACTTTAATGATGTTATGTGGTGGGAAACCAGATCCAGTTTTCTGAAAATTAGATTCAATAATATCTTCAAAGTCCTTGAAGAATCTATCAAATCCAAGAGTAGAGTGATGTAATGGACCAAAGCTAATATTTCCTAATGTCATGTAAATCTCCTATTAAGCGAGTTAAAAAACGTGGCCCCGAAGGCACCACAATACTATTTAGTCAATACTTCGTATGCTTCTCGATTGACCAAATAAGTTCGTTCAGGTAATTCTTTTTTGAATACCCTGATAAATGTGTAGTGAGTATCAACAACGAGATCATCTATGTTTTTACAATAGACAATCTCGTTGCTATACAGATTTCTCAATTCCGATATCTTCATAATAAAACTCAGTAGTGTTGATAAATCTTTTTACCAATATTGTACTTTGTTACCAATTCCCAATCATCTTTTTCTTTGAAAGAAATGATCTTTATCTGGTGTAGTGGTGCAATATTATTCTCTAATAGTTTAGGATTAAGAATCTTTACAAGACCCCATTCCTGAAGCAGATTAGCTATAGCATTTCTTCTCTGTAGATCATTCTCTGATATATTGGATGGTTTGCCATCCAATGCAAAAAGTTCTTTAAAATGGACTATATAATAACGCCCCTGTTTATGCAGAATATGACACGATTGGTAAAGAACTCTTTCTTTCCGAGAAGAAACACCAATTCTGGTTAATGTTTCTCTAACTTTTAAGAAGTCATCTTGTTCATTGAGTAAAACCTCAATGAACGTATTCAAGTCTACCATGTTACCTCTTCAATCCACCGATATCGGTTTGTTCTTTTAATTGTTGGATTTGTTCTTTGCTCAATATTCTTGAGGCTTCTAGAGCCTTAGAATTAGAGAATCCATAGACTTGTTTGATACATGACAAATCATCTTTTTTCTCAGGTTTTACCCACTTCGCAAATGGTCTTTTCTGGGACCTGACAGTATTTATTAAAAAATGGAATTGTAGCTTTTTGTCAAGAAAACTACGCCGATTCATCTCATTTGCAAATAAAATGCAATCCCTATGATAGGATAGCCCTCTATTCATGAGAAATGGCTCATACTCTTTTTCTGTCAGATCATCAACAATTAAATTCTTCTTATTTTGAAGAATGGCATTTAGATAATCAAATGGATTACTCATTTTGAAGCTAACATGTATAGACCAATATTTGCAAAAGAATACCCAAGATATGCTATACACATACCAAGATTATTATATGAAAACCATTGTTCTATTGCAACATAAAGATATACCATAGTCGTTAATAGAATGAGATTTGCACTCATACTTTTGAATATGCTGAAGTTGCGTATTTTAGAAGTTCTATATTTTCAGGAGTACTTAATGTGTATAATTCTGTTACTGCTGCCTGTTCAATATTGATTCCAAACATTTCCATGCCAAATTTGGTTGTATATTCAAAATATGAAAAATTTGATGTTACTTCAAAAATCTTACCACCATACTTATATTTAACATTAATGAGCGGAGGCACAGAAACAATCACAAACCGATCTACAGATTTACATTTTTTTAATTGATTTTTCTTAAAAGAAAATGCATTTTTATAGACATATGGCTGCATAGTCTTAACTTCAACACTTTTTCCCTCAACAACTAAATCTTTTTCACGATCAAAATTATCAATTGAATGTTCAACTATCATTCTCTGTCTTTGAAAATAATTGGATACAATCTTTTCACCAGTTTTACCTAGAATCTCTTGATTACTAATGTTCATACAAACTCACAATCTACCATAATTTCAGTTAAACATGCAACCATATTAATCTCTTGATCAGCAACAAATGCTTGCTTATATTGATAATCAGCAAGAATAATAACTGCTTGAGGAATAGATTGCGGCTTCATTGTATCATACAGACTATCATACAATTGTCGGAATAGAGTTGTTGCATCAATTTCAGATGTTCCTACCCACTTCCGAATCGCACCAAAGTCTTTGGCCTTGATATGCTTTACAATCTCAGATATCTGAATATTTCCAATCTGTGAAAGAATACCTGTATCAATCTTTCCAAACTGAGAATACCTCTGCAATTCATTCAATGCCCGACGGAAATCAGGAAAGTGTTTCTTGATCAATTCTGCAATAACAGAGTCAATATACTCAACTTTTTCACTTTGCAAAACCATCTGAATTCGCTTGAAAAATAAAGAAGCCATCTTTGCCTTCTCACCATTCTTTAGAATGAATTCAATAACAGCACACCGCGAATGCAATGGATCAATCAACTTACTCTTATAGTTACAAGTAAAAATGAAAGAACAGTTACCTGCAAACTCTTCAATAGAATTTCGCAGAATTGCTTGAGCAGCAGGAGTTAGATAATCCGCTTCATCAATGATGATAACCTTACGGCCACCACTAAGAGATACAGATGATGCATAATTCTTGATCTTATATCGAATGGTATCTACACCATTTTCATCAGACCCATTAAGAATCATGAAGTCACAACCAATTTCATTACACATGGCTTTTGCAACTGTAGTTTTACCTACACCTGCACCACCTGTCAATAGAAGATTAGGAATTTGTTTCTGATTTACATATTCCTGAAATGGCTTTTTCAA